GGGAGCTAACATACGCCCAACTTGTAGCTGCGGTAGTTGACTACACGCAGAACACGTTTGACACGACTACGATCAATACAATGATCAAGCAGGCGGAGCAACGCATCTATAACACGGTGCAGATTGCCAACTTGCGTAAGAATGTCACGGGCGTTTTGTCAACCGGCAATAAGTACTTGGCTTGTCCAGAGGATTTTCTCTCGACATACAGCCTTGCTATCTACCCGTACAACGCAACAACAGCGACTGGTACATCTGCTGCCAAGACAATTGTTGTGGCCAGTGCTACAGGTATTGCTGTAGGTCAGCAGGTCACAGGCACAAACATTGGCACTAACGCCATTGTTCGTAGCATCAGCGGAACCACAATCACATTAACAGTGGCTAATAGCGGTACAGTGAATGGCGCGGTTGCGTTCCAAGGCGACTATTTGTACCTTTTGAATAAAGATGTGAACTTCATGCGCGAGGCATATCCACTGAGCGCACAGGTTTCAGAACCCCGTCACTATGCCATCTTTGGCCCCCAGTCAGCCAACGTTAATGAGCTGTCATTCATTCTTGGCCCTACGCCAAACGCAAATTACAACGCAGAACTGCATTACTATTACTACCCAGAGTCTATTGTCACTGCCTTGACCACATGGCTGGGTGATAACTTTGACTCTGCATTGCTGTATGGAACTCTGTCTGAGGCCGGTACATACATGAAGAGTTCGCCCGAAGATGGAATGTATAAGCTGTATCAAGAGCGTTATGTTCAGGCTATGGCGCTTCTCAAGAACTTGGGTGATGGTAAACAAAGGGCTGACGCATACCGCGATGGCCAAGTTAGGGTTGCAGTCTCATGAGTATTGTTCAGACCCAGACCACAAGCTTCAAGGCAGAGCTGTACCAAGGTATTCACGACCTTACTACAGACGTTATCAAGATTGCTTTGTACACGGCCAGCGCCGATCTCAACGAAGCAACCACGATTTACTCGTCTACCAATGAAGTAGTGGCATCTGGTTACTCAGCTGGTGGGTCTATTCTGACGCCGATCACAGTAGCATCTTCTGGTTATACGGCCTATGTTGGGTTTCCTAATGTATCTTGGACTGCCGCTTTGACAGCCAGGTGCGCTTTGATTTACAACGTAACTCAAGGTAACAAGTCTGTGGCCGTGCTGGACTTTGGGTCTGACAAAACGTCAACGACAACTTTTACAATCACAATGCCAGTAAATGGCCCAACCACTTCGTTAATTCGTAGTTCTAATTAAGGAGCCTCACATGAGCTTGGACAAAATCACCGCTACCGACCAAGTAGCAGCAATTACAAAATACAACACAACGCCTGCTGATGCGATGGCAATTGAAGGTTACTACCATGCTGTTTGCTACAGCATTGATGGCTTCATCAAATGGGAAGAGCCTATTGAGAACTTGGTTGTGACTGTAGGCAAAAACTTGACCTTGGACACCATCCTTGGCAACTCAGCCGCTGGCGCAGTTGTAATGGGATTAAAGGGTACGGGTACTGTAGCTGCCACAGATACGCAGGCTTCTCACCCCGGCTGGTTAGAAGTAGGTGGCACTAACGCTCCTGCTTATTCTGGCAACCGTCCTACGCCTTCATTTGCTTCAGCAGCTGCTGGTAGCAAGGCTACGTCTTCTGCCGTGTCATTCTCTATGACCAGTACAGGTACTGTGGCGGGTTGCTTTATCAACATTGGCGGTAGCGCAACTAAAGACTCAACCACTGGCACATTGTTCTCTGCTGGTGATTTTTCTAGTTCTAAGGCTGTTGTTAACGGCGACACGATTGCGGTTACATACACATTAACACTGACTTGATATGGCGTTAGCTTGGGGTGACGGCACATGGGGTGAGAACGCATGGGGCGGGGGAGAGACTTTCCCTGTCAGCGTTACAGAAACCGCCCTACTTGCTGATTCACCTGCGGCTGGGTTTTTTATTGAAGTAAGTATTGAAGAGTCGTTGACTAATGGGACGGCTTGGGGTGCGGATACTTGGGGTTCTGGGCTGTGGGGCGGTACAGAAGGCATTCAGGATATTCAGACTGTAGCTCTGACAATGAATGTGGCGGTGTCTGAGTCTGCCGCTATTGCTGAAGACCAGTCTGTTGTTGCTAACTTTGCAGGGTCTGTATCTGAAACAATGTCTATTGCTGATGCAAATGCGGCGATAACCAGCTACAACGAAAGTGTGGCAGAGAGTCAGGCAATTACGGATGTAAACGCAGCGCAGACAAGTTACAACGAGAGCGTGTCGGATTCAGCGGGTATTGTGGATGTACAGACAGCGGTTGCTACATTCTTAGGTGATATATCGGAGTCGATTGCAATAGCAGAAGCACAGGTGGCTGTGCTGATTATGACCATCAACGAAACGATGGGTATTGCAGAGGGAACGACTGTAGGAACGTATTACACAGAGTTTTTAGACGAATCTGTTGTAATCACGGATACAAACAATGGTGGTGCAAACTACCAAGTAAGCCGTTCGGAAACGATGGCAATAACAGAAACAAATGGTGGGCGATACTTGTGGGAAATTATTGATGACACACAAGGCGTTACATGGCAAAATATCAGCAATCCGCAAACACCGGGCTGGGCTGTTGTTGATAATACAGAATCGCCCGGTTGGACACAAATTTCTACTCAGTAGGAGCAATAGATGGCAAATACCTCGCTAATTGGCTTGACGCTACCGACCACAGGTACTTTATCTGGTACTTGGGGCGACACAGTCAATAACGCCATTTCCCAAATTGTTGACGTTGCTGTTGCGGGTACGCAGACAGTTTCAACAGATGCAGACGTTACACTGACGCTTACAACCGGCACTGCTGCAAGCACCGGCCTGACATCTACAAGCTCTCAGTATGCAGTTCTTCTGTGCACGGGCGCACGTACAGCGGCGCGTAACATTAACACCCCCAAGCAGTCTAAGACCTATGTTGTTATCAACGATACGTCTGGCGGTTTTGCAATCACAGTTCGCGGTGGCCCCACATCTCCCACGACTGGCGTAACGGTTGCGGCTGGAACACGGGCAATCATTGCTTGGAACGGCTCTGATTTTGTAAACGTAGGCGGTGGCTCTGCGGCAGGTTCCAATACACAGGTTCAGTTTAATAGCTCTGGTTCATTTGGTGCTTCAGCTAACCTGACCTTTGACGGCACAACGCTGACCGCTAATGACATCATTGACTCTTCACTGACAGCCAGCAAGCCTGTATTTACAAACGGCAGTAAGAACTTAGTATCTACAGGTACTCTTGGTGTTGACCAAGGCGGTACAGGTCTAACCACTCTGACTGCTAACAACGTAATTCTGGGTAACGGAACATCCACACCCAGCTTTGTTGCACCCAGCACAAACGGTAATGTATTGACCTCTAATGGTACAACTTGGGTATCTTCAACCCCCGGAGCTTCTGGTCTTTCTCAGGCCAAAGCCACTATGATTAACTTCATCTTCAGTATTTAAGGAACCAACATGGCAAATCCTAATCTTTTAGCCGCGACCACAGCTTCGGGCACAACAACATACCTCACACCTAGCGCAACAACCGCAGTGGTTTTGGTTCCTAATGCGGCTTCTAGCGGTCAGGTCTTCAAGATCAACCAGATCGTTGCAGCTAACGTAAATGGTTCTGCGGCAGTAGATACCACAGTGGCTATCTACACTAATGGTGCTGTGGCTCAAGGCTCTGCTCCTTCAGGCGGGACGGCCTATCCAGTTGCTTCTACAGTGTCTGTCCCTCCTGATGCTTCTTTAATTGTTGTTGATAAAACGTCATCCATCTATTTGATGGAAGGCTCTTCAATTATTGTTACATCTGGTACAGCCAGCGGCATCACTTACACGATCAGCTACGAAGTTATTTCTTGATCGGAGGCAATCATGTCTCTTAGTAAAGTTGGCGGGATTCTCTCAGCCGGTTTAAACGGCATTAACTACCCTGTCACAGCGGTAGAATACCTTGTCGTGGCTGGCGGGGGTGGCGGCGGTATTCGTGGCGCTGGAGGTGGCGGAGGCGGTGGCTTGCTTACCGCAACAGGTTTTGCTGTAACTATTGGCTCTTCTATAACTGTAACTGTAGGCGCTGGTGGTAGTGGCTCTAGCAATACTTCATTCCAAGGAACCAATGGTAGTAATTCTGTTTTTGGTTCTATAACCGCTACTGGAGGTGGTGGGGGCGGTAGTAACTCAAATAGCAACACAAATATTGGAGTAACTGGCGGCTCAGGAGGCGGCGGTTCTGGCGGGCCGAATTTTGTCGATGGTATCAATATTGGTGGAGCAGGCACATCTGGGCAAGGAAATGCTGGTGGCACAGGTTTTTCTGGCTCTAATTATCATGGTGCTGGCGGTGGCGGTGCGGGTTCTACAGGAACAAATGGTTCATCCACCTTGCCCGGTAATGGTGGCACTGGCATAACATCATCCATATCTGGCGCACAAATTCAATACGCTGGCGGCGGTGGCGGTGGCTTTTATACAGGCTCAACCCCCGGTTTAGGAGTGGCTGGCGGGGGCAATGGAAGCAATATTTCGGATACAACTGCTTTTTCTGGTTTTTCTAATACAGGCGGTGGCGGTGGTGGCGGTTCTGGGTCTAGTGGTTCTGGATACTCTGGAGGCGCAGGAGGCTCTGGCATCGTCATTATTCGTTATCCATCTTACTTAGCTCCTGCTGCATCAACAACAGGCTCTCCTGAAATGGTTATATCTGGCGCATGGCGCGTGTACACATTTATTGCATCTGGAACAATTACATTCTGAGGATATATGGCACAAGGTCTTTTTACCCTCAAGCAAGTTAACCAAGCCATACGTCAAGGCGCATGGTCAGCATTTAATCCGCCTCAATTTGTAGAGTACCTTTGCGTTGCTGGTGGCGGCGGAGGAGGAGGCGTTAGTGGCGATGCTTCTGGTGGCGGTGGCGCTGGTGGTTTATTGACGGGTATTTTTCCTGTTGCGGCTGGCTCCTCTTATACGGTTACTGTTGGTAGTGGTGGGGCCGGTGGCGCAAGCGGAGCGGCAAATGATGGTGGATTAGGTTTTGATTCCGTTTTTGGTTCTATTACTTCTATAGGTGGTGGTGGTGGGGCTGGAGGTTCAGGTGGTGGAGGAACATCCCGCAATGGTCTGGCTGGTGGATCAGGGGGCGGAGCATCTAACACCCCAAAAGTTGGTGGTGCTGGAGTTTCAGGTCAAGGTAATGCTGGCGGAGTCCTTTACGGTGGCGGTGGTGGCGCAGGAACTATAGCAGTTCCTTCTATTGGCAGTGGCGGTGCAGGTATTGCATCATCTATTACTGGTTCTGTAACCGCTTATGCTGGCGGTGGAGCGGGCGGTACTAATGCTGGTGTGGGTGGTGTTGGAGGTGGCGGTAGAACAGTAACTGCTTTAAATGCTAATGATAATACTGCCGGAACAGTTAACACAGGCGGTGGCGGTGGTGGACAATGGAATAGCGGTAGTGGCGCTGGCGCGGCTGGCGGTTCAGGCATCGTAATAGTCAGATACCCCGGCACAATTCAGTTTTACACTGGTGGTACTGTTATTGGCTCAAATGGATATGTAAGTCACATTTTTACATCTTCTGGAACATTAGCGCCAACTACGCCAACTACTTTAATTTTGTTAAATTATCTTGTAGTCGCTGGTGGTGGTGGCGGTGCTGGTGGAACTGGCGCTGGCGGTGTTGGCGGTGGCGGCGCTGGTGGTTATAGAGCAGAATCTGGGTTTGCGGTTACTGCGGGTTCTGCAATTACAGTTACTGTTGGAGCGGGCGGTGCCGCTGGAAGCAATCAGTATGGTGATGCTGGTACTAATTCTGTATTTAGCATAATCACTTCAATAGGTGGCGGTGGTGGTCGCAAATTTTCATCTTACGATGGTAATGGTGGCTCTGGCGGCGGGGGCTATGAATCAAGTTTAGGCGGCTCTGGTATTACTTCACCAGCACAAGGAAATAATGGTGGTAGTTCAATCACTGCATCAGGTGGTAGTGGTGGTGGTGGCGCAAGCGCTGTCGGAGTTAATGCTGTTGGAGAAGTCGGTGGCAATGGTGGAGATGGTTCTGCATCTTCTATTACAGGTTCATCGGTAACTTACGGTGGCGGTGGTGGAGGGTCAGCACAAAACAACGGTGTAAGTAGAGCAGGTGGTACTGGCGGCGCTGGAGGTGGTGGTAATGGCGGGGCCACAGTTGGCTCAACTGCAACAAATGCAACAGCAGGCACAGCAAATACTGGCGGAGGTGGTGGCGGTAGTCGCGCAACTGCTGGCGCTGGGGGTTCTGGCGTAGTTATTATTAGCGCACCTCAAGCGGCGGCATCTACAACTGGATCACCTACAGTTACCACAAGCGGCGGTAGAACAATTTACACATTTAACTCATCGGGTTCAATCACCTTCTAAGGACAAAGCATGAGTCAAACTTTATTAGGTGGATTCCTTTCCGCAACCTTTAACCCACTGTCTGGTACAGCTACCGAAGTTGAATATCTTGTAGTTGCTGGTGGCGCTTCTGGAGGTGGGTCAACTTCATACAATGGCGGTGGTGGTGGCGGTGCTGGTGGATTATTAACTGCGGCTGGATTTGCAGTTACTGCGGGTTCTGCATTAACTATTACTGTGGGTGCTGGGGGCGCTGGAACAGCCACAACGGGCAACAATGGAGTTAATTCCGTATTTAGTTCTATTACTGCAACTGGCGGTGGCTACGGAGGTAGTGAACAGTCGCCACAAAATGGTGGTAGTGGTGGTTCTGGCGGCGGGTCATCTTCTAGTGGAACTGCAGGTGCTGGAACTTCTGGACAAGGATTTGCTGGTGGTGCTGGTACTACCTCGGCAACAGAATATGCTGGTGGTGGTGGCGGTGGTAGCGGAAGTGTTGGATTAGCTGGTAGTGGTACTAAAGCTGGTGATGGGGGAACTGGACAAGTTTCTACCATTGATGGCACACGCAAATTTTACGCAGGTGGCGGTGGTGGTGGTGTGTGGGTAAACACAAGTGGTTTTGCTTATGGATTAGGCGGTGCAGGCGGTGGTGGAGATGGTGGTAGATCAACAACCGCACCCGTAAAATCTGGCGTTGCAAATACTGGCGGTGGCGGTGGTGGAGTTGGCGGTAGTGGAACTTACACTTCAGGCAATGGCGGCTCTGGCATCGTCATCATTCGTTACCCTTCATCACAATCACCACCCACTTCCACAACAGGAAGCCCTCAGATAAACTACTCTGATGGGTATCAGAA